TCCCCGGTGCATCTCTCTAACATACCCTCATCAAATCCAGAGAAGTCATCATACTCTACTTTAGAGTATCCTATAGCCTCTCCCCACTGTTTCAGGCCGTGACCACCTTCACGCACTGGATTAAACAATCTAGATATTACTAGAGTATCTACCAGTTTTTTATCGGAAAGATCAACACCACACAGCTTGCGTATCCACGGTATATCATAGTTTATTATATTATGACCTATTAGTTTATCGGCACTCTTTAGCAATGCCACTCCCTCATCTATCTGATCAGGGCCAAACTCATAAATATCATTACTATCTAAATCAACTGCTGATATACACCAGATAACCGTAACATCTGTAATGCCATCTGTTTCTATATCAAATACTAAGGACTTCATAGTGCCTCTTCTACATCTAGCTCGTCTTCATCCCCATAATCTAGAAGCTCTGACAGTCTGCCAGTTTCTTTATCATAGAGTAGATGTGTAGCCATACCAACGTCACCAGTATATCTTGACTTCAATACTCTAACGTGTGTTGTATTAGCTTCATTGGGATCGTCTGATTGCTGATTGCGCTCTAAAGCAATTACACAGTCTGATAACTGAGCTATCGACTGAGAGCCTCTGAGGTGACTGAGATTGACTGTAACTCCATTTTCATGGCCTCTGTTACCCTCTATCCTTTTCAGGTGAGATACTAAAAGCATACCTACATCTGTCTCTTCAACGATAGATCTGAGCTTGTGCATTATTGTATCAATAGTCCTGCGCTCATCACCCTCCGCACTAGCAGACAGTAACATATGTAAGTGATCTACAACTATCCATTTACAATCACAGCCTACAATCATATATCTAATCTTAGAGAATATCTCATCCAAATCATTAGATCCAAAGTGAGAATGTATCCATACTCTATCATCACCAAAGAGACTATTGAGCATAGTATCTAACTGCTCTTTAGGATACTCCTTTCTGATGTGATCAATGTACAATCTTGCATTGGCCTCAATCGACACCAGACAATCAGCAGTCTTATAGTAATCTTCTTCAAGAGCTATGATGCCTACGTTATCTTTAGTGTTCTTTATCAACCAGTGTTCTAACTCTCTAGTGATACTGGACTTACCTAGCCCTGTACCACCTGTAAATGTAACTAGCTCTCCGGTTCTAAGTCCGTACAGTTTTTCATTCAATCCATGCCAAGGATAAGCTATGGATTCTTTCTCAGGACGCTCATGATATTTATCCATGATGTCCTTTGCACTCATTATTCCTGATGGTGTATACGGTTTTGCCGCCCACCAAGAAGTAGTAAACAGTCTATGATTACCACTGCGAAGCATATCATTAGCATCTTTATACTCCTCTGGTAAGGTTAGTATCAATGCTTTACCGGGAGTAAAAAGTCTAGCAACTTTCCTAGCCGCTTCTCTGCCCGGAGAGTCATTGTCAAAGTTTATTACTATCTTTTCAAACTTCTCAAGAAACTCTAGGGAAGCCTTTACATCTCTGACTCCACCAGCCGCACCATTCTTGAGAGATACTACAGGGTATTTAGATCCTAGCAACTCGTAAGCTGCCATAGCATCACACTCACCCTCAGTTATAGTTATAAACTTACCGCTCTCTTGGAATAGCTGCTGACCAAATAAGCCTGTACCAGTGGATGATCCTTGCCAAAAGAAAGTCTTATTAGCATCACGCAGCTTGTAAGCACCGATCTCATTGACGTTATAGTATGGATAGATGTGAGTATCTACCTCACCATTGGAGTTTAATATACTTTTAACTCCGTACTTCTTAGCGGTGTTTAGGGAGATACCCCTATCTGTAAGCTCATTGAATGAACCATCGGAGGTATTCATAGAGTTGTTTTTATATGTTTTAAATTCTATTGGCTGTGGAGAGGGGTGATAATGTCTGGGCGCGGGAGTCAGCTTGTCACAGCTGAAACAATACATAGAACCATCTTCATTCAAAGCAGCTGGATCGCTGCCACCACAGTCAGGACAGGGTAAATGTGTTTTTACAAATGCCATTAATTGCTCCTTAAAAAAACGGGGGCCGAAGCCCCCTAATCGTCAGCACACAACGCTTCCTCACACAATGCTTTATCCTCTAGCCAATCAATAATTGAATCTCTGGCTAGTGATACTACTTTCATTTTCTTCTGAAGTACCATTATCTCAGCCCCTATCTCAGCGGCCAGATTAAAGTTTTCTTGAGCTAACTCTGAGAATTTAGATACATCATAGGATTTGCCATCCTTGGCTTTATAGATGGTAGACATTACAACTCATCCTCCATCTCATCCTCAACATCAAACTCATCTCCAGCACCCCCACTGTTGTAGGGAACTAGGTCTATAACTTGCATAGCCATGAACTCTAGACCTTGGAAATGCTGTTGGCCTCTGTCCATCTCCCACTCACGGTATTGGACTTTAACCTTAGAACCATTACCAACCTCTACATCTATCTCATTCTTCATGCGATCATAGAGCTTTGGTGCTTCTCTCTGGCCCTTAGCACCGTTTACTTTACGTTTAATAATTAGTGCTGGCCCTTCAGCCATATCTTTAACTGTAAAACCTCTGCGCTTGAAGTCCTTTGCAGTATCATCAGCCACTACAAGATTTACAGTATATACAGGTTCATATGTTGTATTAGGACGTTTAACACTAGCCCAATACGCTGTACCTTCAACAATAGCCATATTTATAACTCCTTATGTTGGTCTATTAAATGTAATGTATAATATATACCCAAGTATAACACACCCTAAAACTATTTCAAACATAATCTTTCTCCCAGTTTTTAGATTTACGTTTCTTACCTAACTCTAAAGCCTTATAGTATGCATCAGTGGATGCTGCTTTCCAATACATATTCTTTAATGTCTCCTTTGCTTTTCGTATTGTGTGTTTCTTTTTAACGTAATTACCATATAAAGGTTTAACAAAAACATACTTTCTGCCTATGGATATGTCACATAACCTCAACCCATCAACATAAAACCAAGTAGTAGCCTTGTCACCCATCTTTGGATTTAGTAAAAAATATTTTAAGTCTAGATGTTCTTTCACATTTTACTCCTTCTGTGTGTACTTTATACCAAAGGTCTAATGCCTTCTTATTCATTATATAGTTATCATATTCTTTATTGGTTAGCACAGCTACTCTCTGTAGTAGCTGATGCTGAGTATAGTTACTAGCCATGAAACCACTCCGGTATAGGTCTGTTAGTCCACTTAGCAAAGTGTTTAGTATGGTAATAGTCACGGTAACACTCAATGTTACAATCCGAAACTTTATTTTCTTGAGGCATCGCTAGTGTGGGAGGTGTAAAAACTCCTAAATTAATATTATCAGGAGCTTCCATTAGCAATTCTTTTAGCTCTGCACACTTATGAACCTTCTCATAACGATAAGTATATTCATCAAGTAAAGCATTAAATAGGTCTGATAACCATATGTAATTGCTAATAGTTTCTCTACACCAAACAGCGGAAGGATGGTGCATATGAGTAGCCTGATAGAGTTTACTTCTATTGTCACTGAGATGAAATCTCTTGACCATGCGACCAGAGCGTCTTGATGGTTCGTAATACTGCTGACCATCAAGAACTCTGTGAGCCGTAGATAGTAACTGTGCATACTCAAGTATCATTTTGACTACGTGTTTATCACAGTGCTGTTTAGCACAGGTTACAGGGTCATGATCTAAATAAAATATATTCATACTGGATGCCCCTCATCAGCAGTTACCCATTGCTCAGTCTCTCCATCAAAGACCACACCTAGTTGGTCAGTGATATGTTCAATAGCTTCACCCCACTGAGTATCTGCATCTTCATCATCATGATATTGAATGCCCCAATCAGCGTACCTAAATACAATTTCTAATGCTTCACTAGTTGTCATCCTCTTACATCTCCTGTGTCAGCAGTTACCCATTGCTCAGTCTCTTTGTCAAAGACAACGCCTAGTTTATCCATGATATGATTCCATGCACCCGCCCACTCTAATGCTCTATGTCTATCGGCATCGTCACAGAAATCATAGTAAGTAGAACCCTCATTAAACAATATTTGTAATGCTTTATTGGTGGTCATTTAGTCTCTCCT